GTGGCGCAAGCAATACATTATCAAATATTGCCAACGCATCGCTAACTAATTCAGCCATTACTATTAACGGCACAAGCACAAGTCTTGGCGGCTCTATTAGTGTAGGCACAGTAACTAGTGTAGGCGGTGCAGGTACAGTAAACGGCATTACTCTTACAGGCACAGTAACCACTTCAGGAAACTTGACCCTTGGTGGTACGCTTTCTAATGTAAGCCTAGCAACTCAAGTAACTGGTAATCTACCAGTAACCAACCTTAATAGCGGAACTTCTGCATCAGCCTCTACATTTTGGCGGGGTGATGGTACTTGGGCTACACCTGCTGGTGCTGGAACAGTAACATCTATTACTGCTGGCACAGGTTTAACTGGTGGCACGATTACATCATCAGGCACTATTGCTATTGATTCCACAGTAGCTACCCTTACTGGTACGCAGACCTTTATCAATAAACGCATTACCCCTAGAGTTGGTTCAGCAGCGTCTAGTGCAACACCAACAATCAACACAGATGATGTGGATTTTTATGGACTTACTGCACAATCAGTAGACATTACATCGTTTACCACCAATCTATCGGGAACTCCTACAGATGGACAAAAGCTATGGATTTACATCGTTGGAACAGGCGCAAGAGCAATTACTTGGGGCGCATCTTTTGAAGCATCAACAGCAGCACTACCAACTACAACTGTATCAACAGACCGCTTAGATGTTGGTTTCGTATGGAACGCAGTAACTTCTAAATGGCGATGCGTTGCCGTAGCTTAAAGGATAAAAATGACTACTTGTGCTGTTTATAAATTAGATACTGGATTAATCATTAACTTGATTATTGCAGAGCCTACTGACCCATGCCCTTATCCTGAGTGTGGACTGGTTAGCACAGATGGCTATACAGTCGCTATTGCTTATTCTTGGAATGGTACAAACTTTTTAGACTATTACGGCAATATTGTTGAGCCAAATCCACCAGAACCAGAGATTGAACTAGAAATTATTGAGCCACTTGAGGAAGAATAATGGCTAATAGATATTGGGTTGGTGGTACAGGAACTTGGGATTCTTCCAACACAACTAATTGGTCTACTACATCAGGTGGTGCTGGTGGAGCGTCTGTGCCATCAACAGGCGATGTTACTTTATTTAATGGCTCATCAGGAGCTGGAACAGTAACTTTAGGGTATGACCCAACAGTTCAGTCTGTTAATATGACTGGTTATACAGGAACTTTTGATGGTGTTGGCTCAACTTACACTATTACAGTAAATGCAACTGGAACAGTTTGGGTTGGCGGTGGAACTATAATCAATAGCCCTAACATTACATTAAGCAACACATCTACAACAGCTAGAACATTTACTGGTAGTGCAAAAACTTACGGCAAACTTACTATTGGTGGAACAACAGGAATATCAAATTTATTAATTGCTGGAAATAACACATTTAGCGAATTAACATCAACCAAAACAGTTGCTCATACGATTAGAATTGGCGCAAACAATACAATCAATACTTGGTCTGTAACAGGCACATCAGGTAATGTAGTAACAGTAAACTCCAATACCATTGGAACAGCAAGAACGCTAACAATTACAAACAGAACATCAGGAATTGATTACCTCGATGTTCAAGATATAACAGCTTCTTTAGCCCCAGTTACTTTCTACTCTGGTGTAAATACAAGATTGCGGTCAAATGTGAAAGGTGTCGCTGCTATTGCACCAACGGCAAACGAATACATTTATGTGCTAAATACAGGCACTTCATTTACTGTCCCCGCAGATTGGAATAATTCTAATAATGAAATTCACCTTTTTGCTGGGGGTGGTGGTGGTTCAGGTGCTTATGCTTCAGGAAACAATAGGGCTGCAGGCGCTGGCGGAGGCGGAGGAGGTTACACAAAAGTTACTAACCTAACATTAACACCTAGTTCATCAATTTCTTACGCTATTGGTGCTGGCGGTAGTGCAGGTGCTTCGAATGGTAATGGCGGTGCTGGCGGTAATACTACATTTAATTCAGGAGCATATACAACAACAGGCGCTGGTGGCGGTCAAGCAACTACAACTCCAACATCTACTGGCGGTACTGCTGGTACAGGCTCTACATTTAATGGTGGGGTAGGTGGCGCAGGTTCAACTTCTACTTTAGCTAGTACAGGAAATGGTGGCGGTGGAGGAGCTGGCGCTGGTGGCCCTTTAGGGGTTGGTGGTAATGGTGGTGCTGGCTTTGCTTCTACAACAGGCTCTCAAGTCGCTGGTGGAGGTGGCGGTGGTAATGGTGGCGGTTCTGCTGGCGGTAATGCTTCTGCATCTACTGGAGGCACAGGCGGTAACAATAATGCTGGAGTAGGTGGAGGTGCATCCAATTCTAATGGATTTAGCGGTGGTGGTTCAGGCGGTGGATTAGCTAGTTCAGCAAGTTTAACTGGTTCTTGCGGTGTTGATATTGTTAAAGCTGGTATGGGTAGTGGTGGGGGTGTTGGTGGCGAAGGAAACTCAGCTATTACCAATAACAACGGTTTATTTGGCAGTGGTGGTAGTGGTGGGCGAGTAACTACTGCGGGCGGTTTAGGTGGTGGCAAAAATGGTGGTCAAGGCGGTATCGTTATTTGGTATAGCGCAGGAGCAGCCCCAGCGTCTAATAGTGGTTTCTTTTTCTTGTTTGGATAAATATGGCTAATAATTATGTAGATTTTGGCTATTGGAATTATGGTTATGCAGAAGGCGATATTAAGTCTATTCAAACAGGATCAGGAACAGTAAACGCAATTGCTACAGTTTCAGCATCTTCTTCTGTTACTAGAGTTGCCAAAGCAATAATCAATGCAATAGCTACTGTTGTAGCAAGAGGAAGTTACATAACTAATGGAATAGCCTCTATTTCAGCATTTGCCAACACAACCTGTAATGGTAAAATCATTGGTGAAGAATGGACTCAACAACAAGTAGGATCAGAATCTTGGACAGATATACCACCATCTTCTGATATTTGGACTACAAAACAAATCGGAAGCGAAAAATGGCTATAAGCAGAATTACATTCGGTGAGTGGACTCCTGACCAGCCAGGACTAACAAATGGCCTACAAAGAGCAGAAAATGTATATCCTAAAGCAACTGGGTATGGATCTATTAATGCTTCTGTAAACTATTCAGCAGATGCTTCAGAAAACTTAAATAATGTCGTAGCTGCAAAAACAACGGCTACAGGCGCTACTGCCGTATTTGCTGGAGGCGCTACAAAGCTGTTTAAGTTAGATGCTGCTGATCTATCTTTAGACAATGTATCAAAAGCAAGTAAGACAATTACTACTGTTGATCGCACATCTGATGTAGTAACTATTACAACATCTACGGATCATGGTTTTTCTGTTAGCGATAGCGTAACTATTGCAGCAGTTACAAACACTACATTAAATGGCACTTTTTCAGTAGATACTGTGCCAACAACTACCACTTTTACTTATACAAAATCAGGCACAGATATACCTAGTGGTGCTGATACTGGATCTGTATCGTTTTTGTATACAACTCCATTAGAGCAAAGATGGCGCTTTACCCAGTTTGGTAATGTTTTAATTGCAGCTAATGGCGGTAATCGTTTACAAGGTTTTAATGTTAATAGTTCTACAAACTTTAGCGATTTATCTACAGATGCTCCTCCAGCACGATATGTAACTGTAGTGCGTGATTTTGTAGTATCTGGCTATATTAACGAGTCTACAGTACGATCAAATCGAGTTCAATGGTCTGCTCTTGGAGATGAGTCTAGCTGGACTAATTCAGCTACTACACAAGCAGATTATCAGGATATTCCAGATGGCGGTGCAGTAGTAGGCATATCTGGCGGTGAGTTTGGCTTAGTATTTATGGATCGTTCAATCCATCGTATGTCTTATGTTGGAAGCCCATTGGTATTCCAGTTTGACAATATTAGCCGTAATCAGGGCTGTTATGAGGCCAATTCAATCATTCAGTATGGTGGAACATCGTTCTTCCTATCAGATGATGGCTTTTATGCTTGTGATGGACAGCAGATTATCCCCATTGGAAATGAAAAAGTAAATCGTTACTTCTTTTCTGATGCAGAGGAAAGCTCATTAAACTTAATGTCTGCTGCTGTAGATCCAGTTAGAAAATTAGTTGTTTGGGCGTATGTTTCAAAAGAATCAGCGACAGTAGATAAATTGCTGATTTATAACTATCAAATAGGAAGATGGTCATCTGGAACTACAAGCGCCAGTAGAGTTGCCACATCTTCTACACCTTCTTTTACATTAGAAGGATTGGATGTATTTGGAGATCTAGAAGAAATAGAAAGCTCATTTGATAGCCGTATTTGGCTTGGTGGAAAAATGCAGTTTGCTGGCACTAAATTAGCCAAAATTGTTACTTTCTCAGGCGCTAATAATACTGCTTATATTGAAACTGGTGATATTGAAGTGCCAGGATCTACATCCTCAATCACAATGGCAAAACCAATTGTAGATAATGGCTCAGGTAATGTTGCTTTACTTTCTCGTAGATTATTAAGCGAGCAAGCTATATTTGGATCTCAAGTAACTGCTGATTCTGAAAATCGTG